TGTTGCATATTGTTTTAATGCATCTTTTAATTCTGGAATACTAAGATAACTTGCATAACCTGCTTCTTTAGCAGCATCATTTAATTGATTCTTGTAGTCAGTATAAGCCTTCCAGTAACGAGATTTAGTTAATTCAACCTCAACCATTTCTGGTGTCTTAATTTGTGTATTAAGAATTGTTCCACCAGGTAGGGTTGTATTTGGGTCGTTAAGGAATTTATTAACTTGTGGACTATATTCTTTTGGTAAATCTGCAGTTAATAGTCCAACCACTTGAGGACTAATAGATTCTAGTTCCTTAGCAAGACCACTATAATCATTCCATATTCTATCGTATGCTTTTTGACTTGGAGTGATATAAGCATTTTTATCTCTGGAAGATACAAACAATCTATCCATAGGAAATTCTGAACCAAAAACAGCCATATGAGATTGAAACTCATCCGTTGCAAAACCTTGAGCCTCTACATCACTTTTACCCTGTGCTTTGTATTTATCAAGAAGCATAATGTAATAGTCATTAAATAAACTATCTGGACGGGCTTCTACATACTGGGCTGAACCTAGTAATGAGAAAAACTGAGTACGAAATTTACGTAAGTAAATATCTTTAGTTTCTTTTTCTATACTTTTTTCAGTTGGTTTTGGACCAATTTTCATATCATAAAGAGTTGCTTGTTTGTTTGCCACAGAAATTAATGAATCCATCCACATTTCATCAGTCTTTGATTTGTTGACTGCGGTCATTAAGTTTCTTGCCCAAGCAGGAGTAAATGTTTTAGTTAATTGAGTTTTAACGCTTGGCTCAACTCCAAATGGAAACAACTCATTATATGAATAACCAGGAATTTTTCCAATTGTTTTATCTATAAGAGTTTTTATTTCATCTGCTGAATCGGGCTTGCCATTTAAAATTCTATTTACTGAAAGCGGAACCATCCAGTTTGGACCAGGCAGGTTAGCAATAAAGTTGGTTGCACGTGCTGAAACAATAATTCCTGAGCCATCATTAAAGCCCATTTCCTTGGTACCAGGAACTAATAGATACTCAGCCTTCATTGGGTCTTCAACTGGATTGCCATACTTGTCTACACCAAATGAGTTATATAGAGCATAGTAAGAGTTTAGAAATCCTGCTGTTCTGCCAGGTTGTCTAGCAGCAAAACCAGTATAACGATAGATACCACTTGCTGCAGCATTAGGGAAGACAAGTGCTGCACGGGCTAAATAAAGTCCTCTTTGTTGACGTGGAATTGTATAGAAAACTTTTGTTATATCTTGCACCATTTCGGCTGCAGTAGATTGTCTTAAAGCATTTAAAGTCGCAAGACTTATTTCTTGACCTTGAGCAAGTAACTGATTAGCCTTATCAACTACACGATTGGCGTGTTCAACGTTACCCCATACTTGACGAATTAAGTTTTCTGGTTTAGCAAGTTGACGCCACGCTGCTGACATAGCAGCATCTGTTGCTTCACTAATTGCTTTAGAAGCACTTGTAGGTCTTGCATAATCAATATCAAGTGGTTGAATAGGAACCATTTGGTCAAGATATGGACTCAATGTTCTTTCTAAGTCTGTTTGTTTAACAGCACCTGCAGCAGCAAGTCTTTGTGCCTCTGGACTTGGTAAGTATCTGTTAACATATGAAATAGAATCATCAACAATTTGAGTAAGTTCATCTTCATTACGTCCCATATTAAATGCATAAGATTTACCTTGACGTGTAGTTGCCCATTGTAGTAACTCTTCACGAGATGCACCACTTAAAATTTGGTCAACTAAAATGTCGCCCCGCATATAGTTATTAACTACATAAGTTAATTCAGGGAAATATAATGGGTCTGCAACATTTGTTATAGTAGAAGGACTCTTGCGGAATATGGTATTTATATTTGCGACAACCGCTTTATTACCAAGAACTTCAAGTGTTCTAGTACTGTTGTTTGCAATTTCACTAGAATATCCATCACCAAGATAGTTCTGATTGCTAAATGATGGGAACTCAACCTTTTGTCCATTAGCAAGAACTCGTGTTACAGTCTCTGGCATTAAAGGTTTGCTCTCATAGCGACCTTCAGATACTTTAAATATCCTGGCTTTTTCCTGCAACTTAGGGTCAAGTTTCTTTAAAACTTCACCTATCTCATCATAAACTTTAGCAATCTGAGAATCAAGAACAGTTAGTTCGGGGGCAAGAATATTAATCTTATTAGTTGCCTCAAGGACTAATGCTTCAGCCTTAGCAATTAATGATGCATTACCCTTATATGCTTGCTCAATCCTTTTAAATGTATCTTTGTATTCTTTACCAGGAGTAATATCTTTTACTCTTAAAGATTGTAACTCATCTGAAGGAATATTATCTTTTAAAGTTTTTATTCTACGACTTAAGTTGTATAAAGACGGAACATCAACTGGCTTGCCGTATTCAACTGTCCAGCGATTAAAATTTGTTTCAATATTCTCAACAACTTTTTCGGCTGCACGTAAATCTTCTCTAACTTCATCAGCCCAGTCAGCCTTGGTCTTAGGTGATACCCCAGGAGTATCTCTAAAGAAACTTAAATATTGTGCATAGATTTTATCACGAAGGTTCACCGCTTGGTTATACTCTTCTGATAAAGCCTTTATCTCACGTTGAATTTCTTTTTTAGCACTTGGCAAAATGGTTTTTGCTTTTTCAATATTTCTCATAGCAAAATTTCCTGCGTTTTTTATTATTTGTTTTGAAGCAGTAGTTGCCATTGCTGAAGCAAATTGTGAACCAGATGCCATAGTTGCTGACAGCATAGGTTCAAATACAGAGTTTTTAGGAATATATGAAAAACGATACAATTGTGCTAATGAGAATGCTTTGTTACCCATTTCAAAAATAGATTGGGCTGCATCTTTAGTACCACCAAGAGTTTTTTGTGCTGCACCAGCAACTACATTTTTTTCTGCTCTAGCAGCACGAGCAATTAATTTATCTAACTCACCAAAAGGTAACATAGGCATTGAGTTCTGTAGTTGGCGTTGAGTCTGTGCATTAACTACAAGTCGTGTACCAGTCGGGTCCATTGCGTTTCCGTGTTGGCGTAGGTCTCCGTGTACAGCCTTAACATTTTGCATTGAACTATTAACAAAAGAATCAACTACTTCAGTATTATAGTAACCTCTTGAATATGCAATAGTTCTAGCCAATGATGTATTAGCATCATCAATAACTTTAGCACGAGCACCATCTGTAGTAGCAGAAACGAACTTATCAATTAATTCTCTACGATATTCAGAAACAGTTTTTGGAATTAATTCATCTGTCATAATTATTCTATCGCCACGTGTAAATAATGGAATATCATCAAAGACGGAAATTAATTCATCTACACCATTGAGAGGACGTAAGCCTGAGTTAGTTACAAATCCTTTTGGCATCATAGTTCCAAAGTTACGAATAAGAACTGTGGCTGGACCACCTACACGTCCACCTAGTACTGTTTGAGTAAGCCCACCAACGTTTGAGAAGTCACGTTCTAATCTTGCTGTCTTAAGTTGAGCAGCCCTTGTACGTGATGCAATATATGCAGTCTTGCCAATTACAGGCTCCATTGGTTTGTAATTTTTACCAAAGAATCTAGGGCTAACCTCAAGAAGATTAGTTGCAGGATTTAATTCTTCTTTTAAGAATGCATCATAAATTGCTTGATGCTTTGGGTCCTTAGCAATAGCATCATCATATGCTTGATTCCAACGATTACGTTGTTCTACTGTATAAGTAGGTAATTTGTTATTTGCTATGTAGTAGTTTTGAACTTCTTCAGTTCCTCTACTTGCATACCAAACATCATCAAGGTTTCTTGCGCTAGCCAGACGGTCAATTGCAGGACCCCAACCTTTATCTGCTAGTATTAAATCACGAACAAACGCTGGGTCTGTTGTTTCTCTTACTAAAGTAGAAAGTCTTGGGTTTAAAGTATATGGTTTTAGTATATTAGTAATATCAATAATATTAGTTGAGTTGGCAAGATTTTCAATATCTTGACCAAATACAGTTAGTGCACCATTTTGACCATTGCTTGTTCTAAATTTAATATGGTCGTCAGCCAGTTTTTCTAATTGAGGTAGGGCATTAATATCCCCAACACGAATTTTAGTGGTTAATCCACCAGCAGTTAAAAGACTTTTTGTTATAGCAGCAAAGCCTCTGACACCTTTATCAATAGCAACGTTTTTAATTATAGTGTCATTTATTCCAGTAACCCATTTACCAACAACATTGTCTGTAAAGTTTTCTTTAACATCTTGGTCATTCCATAAATCAACTTCATCTAAATCAATTCCACCAAGACCAAGAATACCAGCCTGAATAGATGGCACAATAGGAATCATTTGTGCTTTAGTTAAAGATACACCAAGAGAAACACCTTTACTTACAAGTACTTTTTCTCCATTTATAGTTTCATACTTATCACCAGTACGACTGTAAGCATCAACTATATCTTGTGGTTGGAAACCTTTGCGAAACTTTTCTGTTTCATATAATGGACTATTAGGGTCAGCCAATAAAAATGCTGTAGAAATAGGACGTGCAACAATAGGGCTAAACACATACTCTTCAGCCTTTTGAGCCACATTCATAATTGGGTCAACTGGTTTCATAATTGACTGGTCTTGGGAAAGAATTCCAGCATTTTTCATAGACTGCTTTATGCCAGCCTCAGTTGCTAAGTTTGCAGCAGCAGCAATTTCTGGTCTACTTTTAGAATATGTTGCAGCACCAATTGAAGCACCAGCCTGTAATACTGGAGATAGAAGACTTCCAGTAAAGGCACCTAAGCCTTTTCCAAGTGATTTAGTTGTATCTAAAAAATCATTCCATAAAGACACTATTGCACCGTCCCTGGCTTAAATGTAGATGGAGAGCCACCCTGAACTTCATCTTCAGTAATAGCCAGTATGAATCTATCTCTATCGTTTGTAGATTCCCAAGGTACCATTGATAATGATAATGCAACTCCAAAGTTATCGTAACCTAATGAATTAGCAAACTTATCTAAATGGTCAAAGAAAGAGTTTTCTACCCATTTCACAATATCTGTGCTTTCAAATAGTTAACTAGTTCCTTGTATGAGTCAGGTGCACCAGGTAATCTAGTTGCTTGTAGTAAGTCTGGTAGATATTTTTTAATTAAATCTAAGTCTTGTGATTGGTTAATTGGGCTAGTAATACGTGCAGGTAATGCTTCTTCACCACGTCCACGACCAATTGGAACACCATCAGAGATGGGTAAATCACCACTATACTCAGCATCTAGTGGGGTAAAACTTCCCATCATTGCGTCTAATGGATTACCTGTAGGTGCTGGTGGTGCTTTAGGTGTTGGAGTACTCGCCAATTTTGCACCAGCCTTCTGTTCTTTAATTTGTTTGTTTACCCCATATGGGAAACCTGAGTAATTCTTACCAGATTGTCCGTCGCCACCCATAGGATTAATATTTGCTGGGTTATTTTGAGGAGCATCTGGACGGTCACCACCACGATTCTCTACAGGTTGTGTCATTGACATTGCATTCTCCTACTTCGTAAATTGTGTTTTGATATTTGCGGTCCCACCGCACCATATGTTGTATTGAATTGCTATGTTAACTGCTTTTTTAGCAACACTTGTTGCTTTAGCGTGGGTTCTGCGTTCCATATCCATTGCTGCTAGTGCACCAAGGGCTATTCCACCACCAGAACCTATACCGTATAAGCCTTTATCATCACGCATATATCCATAGTCATCACTAACTTGATATATCTTGCCATTAAAACAAACTAATGCATCCCAACCAGAGTCATCATCTTTATTATTCTTAGGTGCTGGTTCATAACCAGCCTCAGTTAATGTTTGTTTTATAGATGGTAGTACTCTAATCATCATAAATCTATCTGGGTCTTGAGTTTTAATTACCTTTGGTGGTTGCCATAGGTTATTAAGAATATCTCCTGCTATAGCATCACCTGCAACTGCAACTAAATACTCACCAACTTTAACTATCTTGTCGCAACCTTTGGCTATATACGGTCTATCTGTATATGTGGTCATAGTATCTGCGCCTAAAACAGCCCAGCCTTTACCTTGAATACCTACAATCGCTGTCATAGTCCCCCACTTAAATTATCTTCTGGCTATTGTTCTCACACTTGCGTTTGCTTCGCCACCTGATGTAAGGCTTGAAAGAATACTCATAATGTCTGGCGCTGGTTGTCCACCTTCAGTTACTTCAGGAGGAAGAGCGCCTCCTGTTAGGACGCCAGAGGGAGCAGGGGACGTTTGCTCTACCATAGAAGGGGCAGCCCCAACAGGAGGAACTTGTTCTGCAGGTGCTGGCTCAGGCGTAAATACTTCTTGAATTGCATCTTCAAGTGCCATACCACGTTGACGCATCTTAATAACTTCAGCAATTTGTTTAACAATTGCAGATGCATCTTGTCCTTGTGTAGCCATTGCAGGAATTGCTTGGGTGTATGCAGTTAAAGAACCAAGCAAAGCCTGGCGCATACTCTCAACTTCAATTTTTTCTAACTCTTGTGTTACGTTTACGCTAAATGGTAACTCACGCATAGCCAAATCTTTAGAGATTAAGCCACCACCGAGTGCTTGTAGCATAAAGATAAGTCCCTGTGCTGGGTTAAGACCAGCCAACATTCCATAACGAACATCTGCTGAGTAGTCACCCTTGATGTCTTTTACTGGATTGTAAGTAATTTCATATGGTGACCCAGCATCTACACCACGAATTGTCTTCTCTGCTGGGAAAATTTTCTCATCAATCTCAAAACAAATCTGAATTACATCACGTAATGCACTTGCAAAGATTGCTTGGGCTGATTTAACCTGTGTATCAAAGGCACCCATAAGGGCTTGTACACCTTGACCAGTTACAATTGATGCATCAATATTTCCAGTACGTCCTTCTGGATAACGTGCACCAACTCTAAGTTCTTGATTTAATAATGTTTGCTCAGTAAACGCACCTTGTGGAAGGGTAAGTTCTACACGGCGGACACCACCAGGTGTGGCTGTGCGGATAATCGCATCTCCACCAAGTTGTAATTCGTTAACATCAGCAGGTACAACAATAGGAGCCTGTACAGATTTCTCTGCTGCTTCCATTGCAAGTAAGGCAAATCGGTTACGAAGTAACTGAATACCTAGGATGTCATCAAATTGTCCACGCATTTCACCATCAACAGATGGCTTACGGGCTACAACAACCATCATCTTACCTAGAGGATTCTTAGCCTCTGATAAAACTAAATTTTCTTTGGTTGGCAAATAGATAACAGACTGGTCTTTATCGTAATAGCGAATCATTTCAATCTGAGCGTTAAGGTCTTGCTCATAGCGTAGTTTGCCTAGGAGTTGATACTCATACTCAGGGAATAACGAAACAAGTTCGCCCAAGGTCAGCATATATCTTTTAGCAAATGCAACACAGCGTCCATAGCGGTCAAACTCAGGGTAAGCACCAATTGGGTTTTCTAGGCGGATGCGTGGCATCTTTGCTTCTTCATCCAGTTCAATAATGAACGGGAGGAAACCATATGTGATATACCAATCAGCACCTTGGTACATCTGTACTGACAAATCAGAGTGATTAAAATAGTTTGATGCTATACGTGTACGGGTATCTGCAAACTTACGGGCACGGTCTTTAACAGCATTAGCAGCAGAACAGTTAACTGCTGGTAGTGGAGCCATAACCTCAGAAAGGTCACGGGCTACAATGTCAACAAAGTTTGCTACTACGTTTGTATCAACGCCCTCTGGAAAGAAATCAGGATAGACGGAAGCAATGTCTCCCTTGCGAACTGCAAGAACATCTTGTGCACGAGAATCTCTATCTACAGCACGATAGCGTAAAGACTGAACTCGTGCAGTAATTTGCTCAATTGATAAAGCCATTTATATCCTAACCGTAAGTATCTTGCCATTGCTCTGCAATAGCGTCGTCTAAATTAATCGTGTATCGGCTTTGCATTTGTCTTCTTGTTGCCCAGCGATTGTTTGTATATGAAGTCAAGCCTGAACTCTTCTGCATTAACTCACGAACCTTGATAACTGCAAACCATAAAGCCATTACACAGTCGGTGGCATTTCTAGTCTCAGGCTTCCAAGTGATTAACTGTTGGACTAACGCCTTAAGACCTTCAGAGCCTTCATTACTTGGTAGTTCAATTAAGTTGTTATCTTGGAATCTGCCATCTCGCAGGTTTCCAAATAGGGCTGCCATAGATGCTACACCGAAAGATGT